GTTTCCCAGTCACGATCCAAGGGGACGAGGACGAGATAGCGGCGTACCACGTTCTCGCGGGGTCCATCATTCGCCGCTGCACGCAGCCGGTCAGCATCACGCCTGTCGCCCTTCACCAGCTCCCCGTGTATCGGGGGTGGAGCGCCAAGCAGTCCACGGCATTCGCGTTCTCTCGCTTCCTCGTCCCCTGGATGTGCGACTTTGAAGGCCATGCCATCTGGATGGATGCAGACATGCTCTGCCGGCGGGACCCGGCAAAGCTCTGGGCGCTACGTGACGAGCACGCCGTGCAGGTCGTCAAGATGGACTGGGACCCGGAAGACGGCACCAAGATGAACGGACGCCCCCAGAGCCGCTATCCACGCCTTTCGAACGGCGAGACCCGCAAGCTCTGGTCCGCGATGATGCTGTTCAACTGCGCCAGGTGGGAGGCATACACGCCTGACGCGGTCAACAAGATGGAGGGGCTTTACCTGCATCAGTTCCAGGGCTTCGAGGATGGAGATATCGGCGCTCTGCCTTCGACCTGGCAGCACGTCGTCGGCGTCCACGACCACGACCCGCACGCATCGCTCGTGCATTGGACTTTGGGGGGTCCCTGGTGGGCGGAGTACGCCGAGACGGACTACGCGGAAGAGTGGTTCATGGAGCGCGACCGGATACTGGAGGTAACGTGATCATCAACCACGTCTGCACCATGAACGAGGAGCGCGCTACATGGCGCTATCGCGTCGCTATTCCCGCTCCCGCTATCCAGGCCCTAGGCCACGAGGTGTGGACCGACGACAAGCCCCGAGATGGCGCTGTCAACGTCTGGCACAAGCACGGCAAGTACCTCCCCTGGGACCGGTTCGAGGGTGGTGTGTTCGACGTGACGGACGACCACTTCAACAACGAGCGCCGAGAGCACTACATCAAGCACTGCAAGGCGGCGAGAGTGGTCACCACGTCCTCTCATGCCATGGCAGACCGCATCGCCGAGGAAACCGGCGTAGACGCGGTCTACATCCCCGACGCCTACGAGTTCCCCCACCGTCCCCACGAGTGGCATGGCGGTCAGTCGGTGATGTGGTTTGGGCACGGCTCGAACTTCGACACGCTTCGCAACGTGCAGCTCGACTGTCCGCTCGAGGTGGTCACCAACTGCACCCATCCAGGCGGCGACGGCAATGTCCGCATGACACCCTGGTCGCACGAGACCATGCTTCGGGCGTTCTCGCGGCATGACATCGTCATCATCCCGCAGTTCATGGACCGAGCGAAGGAGAGCGCCAAGGGCAACAACCGCGCCGTCAATGCGCTGAGACAGGGCAAGGTGGTCATTGCCTCGGATATCCCCTCTCACCGCGAGCTAGACGACTACATCTACATCGTCAGAGGCCAGGAGACGTTCCTCGACGGTATCCAGTGGGCACGGGCGAACCCCGATGCCGCCGCAACGATGGTCGCCGCTGGACAGGCGTACGTTCAGCGTTGGTACTCGCCCGAGGAAGCGGCTTCACGGTGGGTAGAGGCTCTTGAGTGACGGCAAGTCCCGAGAGTTCTGCTCGTTCGCGCAGTCACCTCGGACGCTGGAGGTAGGCTCGCGCAATATCAACGGCTCTCTGCGAGAAGTGATGGATATCTCGGTCGGCATCGACATGCTTCCCGGCGACGGCGTGGATATCGTCATGAACGCGGAGGTGATGCTCTTCGAAGACGGCGAATTCGATGCCGTGGTCTCGGACAACACGATAGAGCACGTCAAGGACTGGCGTGCATGCCTGTCCGAGTGCTGGCGCGTCCTCAATATGGGCGGCGTGTTCGCCTTCACGGCAGCCGCTCCGACAAAGGGCCGGCACGGGTATCCCGACGACTACTGGCGCTTCACCGAGAAGCACTGGCGACAGATGTTCGCCGGACAAGACTTCGAGTACGGCGAGACGCGGGTATGGAACGGGGTTAGAGGCAAGAAGCTGACTACGTCATTGGACCTCAGCATCAAGCCTTTGGTCATGGGCAAGAAGGTCGCCGCGTGAGACTGAACCTCGGCTGCGGACATAGGTTGCTCGAAGGCTGGACGAACGTCGATGCGGTCGATGTAGGACAGGACTACGTCTGTGACCTACGCCAGCTTCCCTTCGAGGATGAGAGCGTAGACGAGGCGATGGCGATACATGTCGTCGAGCATTTCTATGTCTGGGATGTTCCCGGCTTGCTCACCGAATGGCATCGCGTGCTCAAGCCTGGAGGTCGTCTTGTTCTCGAATGCCCGGACCTGAAGCGGATAGTTCGCAACATCAACGAGGGCTCAACGGACCCCTTTGAAACGCTGCTCGGTCTATACGGGGACATCCGACATCAGAACGCATGGCACCAGCATAAGTGGTGCTGGACCGCTGAGAGTCTCGTGAAGGTGCTTACGGAGCAGTTTTCGCAAGCATTCGAGGCGCCGGCAGAGTATCATTTGAAGGACCGTCGAGACTTGCGAGTGGTCGCGGTGAAATAGATGGCCATCACCAGCTACAGCACGCTCAAGAGCGCTATCGCGGACTGGATAGAGCGCGATGACCTGGGGTCGAGCATCGACACCTTCATTGACCTCATGGAAGCGCACATCTACCGCGAACTGCGTATCCAGGCGATGGAGACGACACTCTCAGAAGCCATTGCAAGCGGTGTCATCGCGGTCCCCTCGACGTTCCTCGAGCTGAGTTTTGCCTACGTGGACGGCTCTCCTACCTCTCCGCTGGAGCTCAAGACGCCGTACTGGATATACCAGCACTACCCGGACCGTTCAGCATCGGGTAGACCGAAGTTCATCGCACGCGAAGGCTCCAATCTCATCTTCGGCCCGTACCCGGACTCGAACTACACCATCAAGGGCTTGTACTTCGCCAAGCTCACCGCGCTCTCCGGCAGCAACGAGACCAACTGGTTCACGACCAACGCCCCGGACCTGCTGCTGTTCGGCTCTCTGGTAGCGGCGACGCCGTACATCGGGGACGACGAGCGATCCGTGGTCTGGAAGTCGCAGTTCGAGGAAGCCCTGAACGAACTCAAGCGCCAGGACCGCAAAGAGCGGTTCAACATCCGTGGGCCGATGGCGGCGACGGTGGCGTGAATGTGGCTGTCCATCCCATTCGGCGAATACCTCCCCGACCAGCCGGACTATGAGAACCCCGGCGTAACGGAGGCCAAGAACGTCCTGCCGTCGGGTATGAGCTATCTACCCTGGCCCGCCCAACAAGCCTACTCCGATGCGCTAGACGCAAGGGCCAGAGGCGGGTTTCAGGCGAAGGCTGATGACGGCACCGTCTACATGTACGCCGGGGACACGGCAAAGCTCTACAGCCTCACAGGCACGTCCTGGTCGGACAAGAGCAAGGGTGGCGGGTATGCCCTTGGCGAAGAGGAGAACTGGGAATTCATCAAGTGGGGCGAGAAGGTCATCGCCGTAGGTGGCGTCAATGGCGCCAGCACCAACACGCCGCAAATCATCACGCTTGGCGGGTCGCCCTTCGCAGACCTCTCCGGTTCCCCGCCGCAAGCAAGACACATCGCCGTCGTTCGCGATCAGATAGTCGTCGGCAACACGTGGGATAGCTCGGACGGAAACGTCCCCAACCGAGTCCGATGGTGTGGCATCAACGACGAAACCGCATGGACCGTCTCAGCCACGACTCAAGCTGACTACGAGGACCTGCAGGGCGAGGGCGGATGGGTCCAACGTGTCGTAGGTGGGGAGTACGGTCTCATCTTCCAGGAACGGTCGGTCTGGCGTATGTCCTACGTCGGCTCGCCTCTCGTGTACCAGTTCGACGAGATATTGCCCGGTAGAGGAACGCCTTCTCCGGGGTCGGTCGTTCGAGTCGGCAGTGATGTGTTCTTCCTCTCGCAGGAAGGCTTCACGGCTATCAGGAGTGGAGCAACGCCAGATCCCATCGGCGCACAGAAGATAGACCGCACGTTCTTCGAGGACTTCGACTCGACGTACTGGTATCGCGTGACCGCGACGTATGACCCGGTCCATCAGCGCGTGTTCTGGGCCTATCCAGGCGCTGGCAACACGGGAGGCCGGCCAAACCGGGTCCTGTGCTATGACTGGAGTATCGGGCGCTGGTCCTATTCCGAGCAGGATGTAGAGCGGTTCTTTGTCGCTGCTACGGGTAGTGTCACCCTTGACGCTCTCGATGCTCACATCGTTGCAGGACGATCGGAACTCTCGACCAACGGCACGTTTGCCACGGACAGCGACTGGACCAAAGGCACGGGCTGGACGATAGGCTCAGGCGTTGCCACTCACGCTGCAGGGACAGCGTCAGAGTTGTCGCAGGACATCACTGCCGTCACGGGAACAGGGTACTACCTCACCTTCACCGTATCCGGCAGGACGGCGGGGTCTATCACCGCAGACGTAGGGGGCACGAGCGGCACGGCGAGGAGCACGAACGCCACGTTCTCCGAGACCATTTCCTGCGGGTCCGACGACACCGAGCTTG